ATGACGATTCGAGCGTTCAAGACGATCAAGGCGATGACGCAGCTCGTCGGCGCAGCGGCCGGGGTGTACTCGATGTACCTCGGTGCGGACCCGCTGACGGCGTTCGCGCTTATTGCGTTCATCGTATCCGGACCGGAAGCGCTCGAGTACGTCATTTCTGAACAGAACTGATGGCCACGTGCTCGAGCTGCGGACTCGAGGACATCTTCGATGCGCCGGCGACGACCGACGCGGGAGATGACGTCTGCCTCGGCTGCCACGAACCTACCGAGAATTAAACATATCTAGAGGCCGCCGGGGGCGATGGCGACGACCCGTGCTCGAGCATATTTAAAGTATAAACCACCCCGCGACACTGCACGACGCTTCTGACCCTATGTCGACCAGAGAACGCAGAGTCACGCTCGCCCTGAAGTGGCATCATCTCGACAATCTCTCAGCAGGAGAGGTTCGAGACCGCTTCGAGCGCGAGGGGATCGGAGACTACGCACTCTCGACGATCCGGGACTACCTCAACGAGCAGCCGAAGGAGGAGGTCCTCGAGGCGATCGAGCAGGAGCACGCCGACGTCCGGCTGCAGATCGCCGAACGTGAGGAGCGGATGTACCGCCGGGCTCGCGAGGCTGAAGCCGCGGCGACCGAGGACGAACCCATCCGGCGTACCGTTCCGAAGACCGACACCGTCCCTGCAGACCGGGAAAGCCCGATGCCGTGGCCGGCGTGGGAGATCGTCGAGCCTGACGACCCTGACCGCCCCGAGTGGGCCGAGGAACGAGACATCGTGATTCGGTTCGACGAAGACCACCGCACGCAGGTGATGCCTGGAGAGCCCTACCCAGTTCGTTCGATCGACGGATCGCCGACCTACACGACCGAGATGGTCGGCCTCGAGCGCGACGTCGACGACCTGAAGCAGCAGGCGATGGCGCGCCAAGAGCAGTCGAGCCACCTGCAGGCGAAGGGCGACGTACTTGGCGTCTACTCCGAGAAGATCGAGCTGGAGGGCGACCTCGAGCACAGTGGCGGCTTCGACGTCTCGATCACGCACCACCGCGTCACCGAGGAGGACACTGATGTCGATAACGAGTAAAGGGGTTGCGGTCGACACGACCGGTGGCACCCTCGATCTCGACTGGGGGTTCTGGGACGCCCAGCTCGACGCGATCGCGGCGCTGGAGTCCGGCCAGTACGACGTCGTCAACTTCCGGGGTGGCTACGGCTCCGGGAAGACGATCCTTGGCTCGCGATGGATTATGGAAAAGGCGACGGAGGTCTCCGGCTCTGACAACCTGATCATCGCACCGGACTCCCAGAAGGGCGGACCGACGACGTACAAAGTCTTCTTCGAGGAGCTCCCAGGCGAGGACACCGTCCCCGACGAGGGCGGCGACCCCGAGAACTCGCCGTTCGTTGCCGAGTACAACCGAAACGAGCGGCGCATCACGTGGTTCAACGGCTCGGTCGTCCGTCTCGGCAGCGCCGACGTCTGGAACCGGTACGCTGGCGGGGAGTTCAACGCCATCTGGTGTGACGAGGTCGCTCACTACGAACACACCGACATTTTCGACCTCAACCGGATGCTGCTCTCTCGACAGCGCACCCGTGATGGGCCGAACGTCACCCTCTGGACGTCGACGGGGAACGGGTATAACCAGTACCACGACTTCGTCGAGCTCCAGGAGACACCCGACGGTGACGATCTCCCGACGCGCCTCATCAACGTCGTCGCCGACTCGCGGAACAATCCGTTCCTCTCCGAGAAGGAGAAGCTGGTTCGGCAGTTCGAGGGAACGGCGAAAGAGGATCAGGGCCTCGCCGGCGGCTTCGCCGCTGCGGAGGGACTCGTCTACTCGGAGTTCTCACGACCCACACACGTCCGCTCTCGTTGCGACGTTGACGTCCGAGACGACTGGCGGCTGTACGGATACGACTACGGGTTCAAGGACCCGCGTGTGCTGCTGGAGATCGGCAAGACGCCGGCTGACCAGTACGTTGTGCTCGACTCATACTACGAGCGCCAACAGCCGGTCGAGCACCTCGTCGACCCTGACGATGGCTCAGGTTGGGTGATCCGGGAGGAGAAGCCCACCGGAGAGCTCTACTCCGACCACGAACCCGAGCACATCCAGAAATTCCGTGACGCTGGCTTCGAGGCGTACGCCGCGACTAAGGACATCAGTGAGGGTATCGACGAAGTACGGAGCGTTCTCGACACTGACGTCGACGATCGTCCTGGTCTCCTCGTCCTCGAGGACTGCACGGATCTCATCAAGGAGTTTCAGAGCTACAAGGAGGAAGACGTCGGGACGAGTCGGGCCGATGACCACGCCCTCGACGCGCTTCGGTACGCCCTGATGGGCGATCGGTATGTTGAGGAAGACGATGGCGCCGGCGGCTCGGGGACCTGGTGATACCTATGGCTGATGATACTACCGAGACTGATGAGATGACGGGAGCATCGACCGACGACGTCTCCGATGCTGATAGCGTGGAGGAACTCATCGCTGCGGATGACGGGTTCTCGTCCCGCCAGGAGTTCCAGATGCGGTTCGCCCTTGCCCAGGCGCTCGGTGATAACCTGCCGGGAGACGAGGACTACTACGAGGTCTTCAACTGGGATGAGCAGCCCACGATTGAGGACTTCTTCTCGCTCGCGCTCCGGAACCCGTACGCCTATGCGGTGACCTTCCTACCACCGCAAACGACGTGGCGAGACCCGCCGAAGATATCCGATAAAAAAGAACCCTCCGGGGACGTCGATGAGACGGAGTTCGAATCGGACGTCAACACCCTCGTCGACGATCTCCGTCTCTGGCACTACTGTCGTCGCTCGGACAAACTCGCCGGCATCGGGAAATTCGGCGTTCTCGTTCTCGAGTTTGACGACACCAATTCGACGGATGATTTCTCAAGTCCGGTTGACGAAGGGGCCGAGCTGACTGGTCTCCGGCCGTTCTCTCGGATGTCGGTCACGGACCTCTCAGTTGGCGGTCCGGGTTCGGGGCGCTGGGGAGAACCACTCGAATATACACTCGACTTTTCGGACGAGAACGAGACGGAAAGCATCATCAGCCAGAAGGGGCCGGAAACGATCGACGTCCATTGGCAGCGGGTGATCCACATCCCGAGTGAGGAGCTGCTGGACGATGAGCTCCGAGGCGTGGAGCGACAGAAGCCGGTCTACAACAACCTGATCGACATCGAGAAGTCGCTCGGCGCCGCCGGCCAGCTGGCGTATCGGGCGGCCGCCTGGGGCATCCACGTCAACATCGACAAGGATTACCAAGTGGACGATGACGGTGATAAACTCCGAGAACACCTTCAGCGCTGGCAACACGGCTTGGAGAACGTTCTACGCACTCACGGCGCCGACGATGTGAAGAGTCTCGGTGGTGAGGACATCGATCCCGGTCCCATCATCGACCCGAATGTCGAGGCGATCTCCGCCCAGACCGGCATCCCTCAGAGCGTCCTCAAGGGGAACGAGACTGGCGAGCGGGCGACGTCTCAAGACCTCAAGGAGTGGTACGGGAAGATCGCTGAGCGGCGGAACGAGTTCGTCGAACCGCAGATCGTCCGGGCACTCCTCGACCGGCTTCGAGACATCGGCACGATCGCGGACCCCAAGGGCGAGGGATACGACGTCGACTGGACGCCACTGGCGGAGATGTCCGAGGCCGACCGGGCAAACGTCCGGGAGACGCGGGCGAAGATTCTCGACACCTGGCCGTTCGCGACGGACCTGCTGACTCCGGAACAACAGCGTGCGTTCGTCGAAAACGGCGAGATCCCGTCCGAGCTTGAGCAGACGGAGCTCCCGCCGTTGGATGAGTCGAACCCAGACGTCCAGGCTCAATTTGACCGCCTCAAGGCGCTTGCCGACGGCGGCCAGGTGGCTGACAGTGGCCAGTGAAGACCCGACCCGGACAAAGACCATCCGTCGAACCTACGAACAGCGTCTCCGGGGCGGATTCGGGCGCATCAACTCGACGATCCGGGAGGCCGTAATCAAGGACGACGTCTTTGGCCTTCGAGAACCGGAAACGTCTGACGGCGTGGAGGTCTTTGCAGCTGACGACGTCGACCCCCCGCCAGACCTTCGGACGTTGTCGGAAGCTGAACAGGTGGAGCGCTTCGAGGAGTGGCTTGCCGAGGCTCAGGAATCGGAAGTCCTCGAGGTCATCGAGCGTGACGAGAACCGGTTCGTTCGACGGGCGTACGAGCGTGGCCTCGAGGACGCTGATACGAACCTCCGGAAGGCAGGTGTTGATGTTCCGGGGACCGACGTCGAGTCCCTGATGCGGCGGCCAGTTCACGAGGAACGGCTTCAGCTCATCTTCTCGAGGAACTTCGCCGAGTTGGATGGTATCACGAACGCGGTCTCTCAACAGGTCTCCCGTGAGCTGGCTGACGGGATTGCACAGGGGCAGAGCCCGAGTGCGATCGCACGCCGGATCACTGATCGGGTCAACAAGATTGGGAAGACGAGGGCGTCGGCCCTGGCTCGTGACCAGGTCGTCTCAACGCACGCGGAGGCGACACTGCAGCGCTACAAGGAGCAGGACGTCGAGGAGGTCGGTATCGACCCAGAGGTTCGCGTTTCCACTGCCGGCGACACCCTCGTCTGTGACCGCTGTCAGGCGGCCGCCGATGGCAGCCCTTACACGATCGAGGAGCTCGAGCAGAACTCGCATCTCCGACCTGCAATCCATCCGAACTGCAGGTGTGCCGTGGTCCCCGTGGCGAACACCGAGGCGGCAGCCGCCTACCGAGCCCATCCCACGGCATTCCGGGAGTTACACGCGGTTGGTGCGTTCCGTCGCGGTGTAACCTACGAGGCGCTCGCCGGCGCCGATCGTGATGGCGCTGCCGAGCTGGTGGCGACGCATACGGGTGCTGTTCTAGCGTGACCTGACCGACCAGGTCCGATGACCCCCTGACGAATTCACGTGAGAGCGTGCGGGGCGAGGACCTGGGCTGCATTTGAACTATGGACGATACACAGGACATCCGCGTCTCGGCGCGGACAGCGCGACTACTCGCCAGCGATGACGACGTCGATGACGGCCCACCGTGGCGGTTTTCGGGCGTCTCTGTCGCTGCGGGTGACATTCTCCATATGGATGACGGGACGCCAGTCCTGTTTACCAAGGAGGAATTGCGTAAAGCCGCCGAGACTCAGGCTGGCGAACCGCTCACCAAAGACCACCCGGCGGACGAGTCGGGCAACCCACAGTATCCCCCACCGACCGACGAAACGGTTGGAAAGGTCCCGAAGGCGAACTACGTCGAGGCCCACGAGGCCGTCGGGTACGAGGCAACCACCCACGTCAAGGAGATCGCCCAGGGCGTCCAGGGCGAAAGCTACGACGTCTCCGTTCATCCGACGTTCGAGCTCGGAGAGAAGGACCCCGAGACGGGTGCATACATCGCTCGGAACATCCAGTTCCTCGATCTCTCGGTCGTCAGCAAGGGCGACTCTCCCAGCAACACGGCCAAGTGGGGGCCCAATCAGGCGCTGGCGTCAGCGACCCGGTCGGGCGAGATCACAGCTGAACTGACGTCTACCGGTGACGGAGCTGATGGAAGCAGTACGCAAGGGGGCGTCAGAGAAGCAGTTCGTGGGACGCTCGATGCGCTCGGTCTCTCCTTTGCGGACGTCCAGGCGGACGCCGACGGCTGGCAGCCATCTGACGGGGCGGGACATCTCCCGACCGAAGACGGTGACGGTGGACAGCGCGGGAACGAAGGGGCGGAATCCTCTGCGGATCGCGGTTCTTCAACACAGATGGACGAAACCACGCGAGAGCAGTACGTGTCGTTCCTGACCGCGAACGCCGGCTTCGACGAGGAGTCGGTCAACGCGATGGACGACGACGTACTCGAACGGACGTACGAACTCGCCGCTGAAGGCGCCGCCAGTGATGGCGGCGGTGACGGGGGCAGCACTACTGAGGACGACGATGACGAGGAGAAGACGCTCGCCGAGATGACGCCGGATGAGGCAGCGTCGGAACTCGGCGATGCGCTTCGCGACCAGGGCTTCATCACCGAAGACAACGCGGACGAGGTCGTCGCGCAGGTGAAGGAAGAAGCCTCGAAGGGAGAGAAGGTCGACGCGATCATCGCTCACAGTGACGACTACGATGAGGATGACCGGGAAGATCTGATGGCCTCTGCGGACAGCCTCGTCGAGCGAGAGCACGATCGAGTTACTGGGCAGAGTGGCGTCAGCATCTCTGGCTCCGCCGGCGTGACGGCGTCGGTTGGTGCCCCGATGCCCGGCGCCGCTGACGGTGAGGCCGACGATCTCGATGACTACGACACGGGCGTCGCGGACCAGTGAGGTGATCCTGAATGGCACCACTATCTACTGAGAACTCGGTCAAGGCAAAGACCCACAACCAGCCTGCGTTCGACGACGACGTCGCTCTCGAGGAGCTCGAACCTGGCCAGGGCGCTGTCCGCGGTGACGGCGGCTTCGCAGCTGCCGGCGTCGACTCGCCGACCAAGCGGGTCGTCCGCGAGCAGCGAAACCCGGGTGGGCTCGGCATCGAGGACGATGAAAGTCCTCTGATGAAGTCGTACCCGGCAGGGAAGAACGCGGAGACGCTCGGCTTCCAGAGTCACGATCAGGCCCGCCTGCTCGTGGCCTACGCCGACGTCGACGGCGATGGATCCAACGACACCTACCAGGAGGGCGCCGATCTCGGCTGGAACGCCAACGGCTACCTCGAGGTGATCAGTGGCGGCACCCCCACAGAGGCTGTCGGCTTCATCGCACAGGAGGAGAGCGTGACGATGGCCAGTGCAGACAACCCGACCCACGTTCTCGTGGAGTTCTACTGAGGTGATTCACTATGTCAACTAAGTCTAACGTTACGGAGCATCAGCCGGAGATGGCCGAGGAGTTCGAGGGCCCCAGCCGCCTACACGAGACGGCGCTGTTCAACCCGGTTCGGCGGGCTCGGGAGAAGGCGTGGAAGCAGATCCGCGCCCAGTCCCCGCTCGGTCCTGACCAGTGGGACGACCTCGACGAGGCGGTCGGAATCAAGAACCCATCTGCAGAGCTCACTGCGGACTCGACGGTCACTGTCGACTCCTGGCAGGAGTACGCGGAGACGATCCTCGATGACCAGTTCGTCGAGAGCACGGTGATCGACCAGCTGCTCGGCGCTGGCTTCGGCGTGTCCACCAGCCTGTTCCGCTACGCGTACTTCGACCGTCTCCGTAGTGAGCGGATGGAAGCCGATCGGACGATGAACGCTCGCTCTCGAAGCGTGCAGTCGATGCCCAGCCACGGGCTCCACGGTGTCCCGCTCTGGGTCCACCACGTCGACTACGAGTTCGACAGCCGGGAGTTCCAGAACGCGATGCAGTTCGGCGACGACCTGGACACGTCGATCGGGCAGGAAGCTCGTCGAGCGCTCAACCGCTCAGAGCACGGGCTTCTGTGGAACGGTGAGGGCCGCGAGATTCAGACCGAGCGTGGAACGCTGATGGTCACCGGTCTCGACACGGATGACAGCCTGATTCTCCAGGCCTCTGGGTCGAACGGCTGGATCAACGATCCGAACGAGATCCTGGCGGACTTCAAGGAACTCCACGATACGATCGAGGACCAGACCGACGTCCAGGACACCGACGACGTCCCGCTGGTTTCGCAGGTCGGCGGCTGGGTGTTCGTGCCGCGCGCCCTCTGGGGTGAAGTCGACCGGGAAGACTACGAGACGTCCGCGACCGACGAGCCGATTATGGAGCGGCTCCAGCGGAAGTACCCGTACATCAACATCGTCCCGGCCCCGCGGCTGGATGCTGACACGTGCATCCTGCTGCTGAACGACCCGCGGTACTTCCAGATCGTCACTGCCCAGGGCGTCACCAACACGAACTGGGAGGTCGACGGCGGGTTCGGACTCCGCAACAAGACGCTCAGCTCTCGGACGCCGTTCGTCCGTCGCAGCCCCGACGGCATCCGTGGACTCGTTCGGATGACCGGCATCAACGCCTGATCGCTATGACTGACAACACAGTCCAGGTCCGTGTGTCCGGTGCGCAGTACCGCTTCAACCGCGAGCAGTACACGGAAGGCGACGAGCTCGAAGTCCCCGAACGCGTCGCCGAGCGTCACCCGCGGAGCCTCGAGGTCATCGGGGATGGTGATGACGAGTCGGCCGACGCCGGCGACGAGGATACCCCTGACGCTGAGGATGGGGCTGCTGACTCCGAGGGTGGTGATGAACCGCCCGACTTCGGGGTCGATCTCGAAGAGGTCGATCCCCACCCGAACGACCTGTCGGTCTCGGAGCTCCGCGACCGGATCAGTGACGTCAACGACGTCGATCTGCTGCAGGCTATCCGACACCTGGAGAGTGAGTCGGAGGACCGGAAGACGGCGCTGGAGGCGATCGACGACCGCATCGCCGCTGTTGAGGAGGAGTAACTCCCGATGGTCGACCCAGTTGCTACCCCGTCGGACGTCCGCGTGGAGATCTCCACGTACCTCGACGACACCGAGATAACCCCCATCATCGAACGTGTTTCCCGCGACATCGAACGGGATGATGACGTCGTCGGTCTGGACGGTCCAGATCGGAAGGATCTGGAAGCTGTTCTCGCAGCACGCCATATCGCCACGACTCGGGACCGGGCTGAGTCGAGCAGTAGTGCAGGCCCGGCGTCGGTCGAGTACGAGCAGTCTCTCATCGACGAACTGACAGCCCGTGCTCGCCGACTCGGCGCGACCGACGAGCTGCTGGGTCTCGAGGCCACGAAGCCGACTGCCACGATCGACGTCCCGGAGACGAGGGGCTGAGATGCAGGGGGCGCTCTACCGACTGATCGACAAGCTGGGTGTTGAAGTCCAGCTGGTCAATTACGAGTCGCAGGGGAGTAGCTCCCGCGGGACTCATTGGACCCCCATCGACTCGGATCCGGACCCGATTATGGCGATCCCCGACCCGGGATCGAAGTCGCTGGGATACGACGCGCTGTTCGGCGCCGAGGTTGACGCCGACACGGTCTACCTGCTCCGTGATGAGTACGACCAGCTTCGCGATGGCGGTGGCGATGGGGCCAGTCGGATCATCGATGGCGACGACGTCTTCGTTGTCGTCGACGCGGAGACCAGACGTCAGCACGGGTTGGCTGTCCTCGAGTGTAACCGCGACACGGAGAGTGACCTATGATCGACAACTACCCCGAACTGAACCGAGATGAGACGATCGCCGCCGTGTCCGACTTCGGCGCCGATCGTCTCCAGGAGTTCATCGCCTTCGAGCGAGAGCACAAGAATCGGACGACGGTGGTCGAGCCGCTCGAGCGGAAACTCGTGACCGTCACGCCCGCTGGGGGCCAGAAGTACGTCGCCGGGCTCTGGTTCGATGACCCCGATGAGACGCAGGTCACTCGACGAACCACGCGTGTCGAACGCGCCATCGCGAACGAGGACCTTCGCGAGGTGGCGTGATGGTCGACGACCAGAACAACTTCGACGAGGCCCGGGAAGCCCTCGAAGACGGTCTCGAAGCCGGTCTGGTCAACCTTCACGACGAGTCGCTGGACCGCCTCGATAAGAATATGCGCCGAGGCAAGGACGCACTCGGAAACCCCTGGGCACCGCTTCAGGAATCGACCATCCGAGCGAAGGGGCACGACACGCCCCTCATCGAGACTCGGACCTTACTGAGTGACCTGATGGCAACGTCACAGGTGTACCGTTCCGAGCTCGTCGCGGTGATCGGCTCCACGTTGGACTACTTGGTCCACCACGAGTTCGGCGCTCCCGAGGCCGGCATCCCAGCACGGCCAGTCCTCGGGCCTGTCGCACAGTATGCGGAGCAACGAGCGCCTGAGGTCATCGGGACGGAGATCGACACGCGTCTTGAACAGGCAGAGGTCGACTGATGCTGACGACGGCAGAAGAGGACCGCCTCGAGGCCGCGATCCCCACGACGGGGCTCACGGTTACCTACGAAGGTGGCACCTATGACTACGATCTCGACGTCCACTGGACGGGCGGCGACGATACTGACGCGGCGCCGGGCCCGGAACCGGAGTATCCGGTTCTCGTTCTGGGATGGAATTCGCAGAACAACCCGCAAACAGAGCGTCAGCCTGCCAACGGCCTCTACTCGATCGACAATCCCGTCGACGAGCCAGGCTACACTGAGACGGAGACCAACGAGGTTTCTGATGAGCTGGCTGTGGCGATCGCAGTCCGAACGACTCACGACGATAACGGCGTCCCGCCACAGGTGCGTTCGACGCAGCTGACCCGTGCGATATGGCGGGCGTTCGACAACGAGATCGACCTCAACAGCGAGGGGCCGAACGGGGAGCGACCGATGCGCCTCTCCATCAGCTCCTCGCCGACTCCGGCACGTGTCGAGCGGACCTACCGCCATCAGTGGGCAGTTCAGCTGCATCACGCTGAGCGGTACGTCACCGAGCACGAGACCGCCGCAGGCGCCGAGTTCACCGCCGAACAGACAGACAACTAACTCCCTTCAGACACACAGATGACAGTTTCACCCGTTGAGATTGACGTTTCGGCAGAGACCGGAGCGCTCCCCCAGGAGACCTTCACCGACGTCGCAGTGGTCGGCACGAGCGAGACGTCGCCGTCCGGTGCGGCGTTCGGAGAGGTCAACCGGTACCAGAGCGCATCCGAAGTAGCAAACGACTACGGCGACGGCAGCGACGTCCACGTGGCTTCGCAGGCCGTCGCCGAGATGGGCGCCGACGCCTGGTACGTCCTCGTCCTCGAGTCGACCGAGGTCGTCGACGAGAGCGTGGATGACGGCACGACCGTCGCGAATACGCCCATCCACGGCGAGCCCGGCGTCATTGCCAGCTCTCGTGACGTCGTCTACACCGTCGAGTCGCCCCCGGCAACCCCCGCCACCGGCGAGGTGGCTATCAACACGGCGACCGGCGAGGTCACCACTGACGACGGCACGGCCGCGACACTGACGTACTCGTACGTCGACTGGAGCGGCCTCGAGGAGCTCGAGTACAACGGCGTCAATCGGGCCCACCTCGCCGACACGCGAGCCGGCCGGGAACACATCGGCGACTACGACGAGTTCGTCAGCTGGGCGTCGGCTGCCCAGGTGGGCGTCCCGCTCCCCATCAAGACCCCGAGCACGTTCAACAGCGACGAGGAGGCGATGACGGCCGCCCACGAGGTCGCCGGCTACGTCCCTGGCGGGCACGTCCTCGGAGTGGTCGCCAAGACGAGCGCCGACGTCGGCGCGTACAAGCTCGGCCAGATGGCGATCAACGATCCGTGGTTTGACCCGTACTTCGATTCCGACGGCTACCCCTACGCGATCGACTCGCTCCCCGGGCGCCTGATCGGCGACCCCGAGACGACCGAGACCTTCGTCGGCGGCGATGCGGACGGGGACGGCCCGGTCAACGTCGTCGTCTCCATCAGTGGCGTGAACGTCCTGTGGCGCTCGGTCTCGACGGCCGGCGCCGCGAGCGACTACCAGTACTGGGACGTCCAGATGACGGAGTACTTCGCCACGTCGGTCATCGACAACACGCTGACGGAACTCCAACTGGACCGGGATCGCATCCCGTTCACCGGCGATGGGCAATCGATGATCGAGGGCGCGATCGTCGCGGCACTCGCCGAGTACACCGGCGGGCCGGACGACCCGTTCGCGTCGGTGGACATCAACGTCCCCGACCCCGAGGACCTCCCGGAGGACGACCGGGCGAATCGGAACTGGACCGGCATCCAGCTGGACTACCAGCTGACCGGCAGTGCGCAGACGTACAGCGTCAAGATGACGCTCAGCGTCTAACTGACCAGGCTCAGCACTTACGAGGCTCCTACATATGGCGCAATACAACAAGGACGAGGTCACCATCCTCGTCAACGGCGAGCGAGTTGTACAGCTGAAGAACTTCGACCCACCGGAGGAGAGCTACTCCCGGAGCTACGACGAGACCGTTGGCGACGACGACAACGTCCTGCTCAATAACACAGATCCCGAGCTCGAAGGGGAGCTCGAGGTCGCTCCGACATCGAGCACCATCACGTCGCTCAACGAATACCTCTCGAGCGGGCAGCAGGTCCCGATCACAGCCCGGTATCCGTCCGATGACGTCCGGGAGAACGATACCTGGACGGGCGTCGTGTTCACGGATAAGGCGTTCGCGAACAGCTTCGACGACGATCCCGAGTCGCCACCGAACCGGACCTACACCTTCATCGCGGACGACATCCAGAACTAAGATGTCGGACGAACTCACCATCCAAGAGCTCGAGGAACAGGATTGGGATGTGGGTGGCGACTCGCAGTCGGATATCACCCACGAGTTTATGAATGGGAACGAGGTGACGTTCCGCGTTCAGGACCCCGAATCGGACGACATAATGGAATTCGTGTCGCCGGCGCCGGATGATGCGGATCATTCGGAAGAGCTGTTCTCGTTCGTCAGCAAGGCCATCATCGCCCCGGAGATCACGATGGAGAAGTGGCGCGATATGCGGATCGCCGACCGCATCATCCTGGCTGACAAGGTCGGCAAAGAGGTCGGGGTCGACCGGATTATGGGTTTTTCCGACGGTGGGCTCGAAGCCCAACTGGAAGAACTACTATCCGAATCGCAAGAGAGTGGCGACTCCCAATAGAGGAGGTCGACGCCTGGCCCTGGGCTAAGAAGCTGTTCTACGCCGAGTGTCTGGCCGCGACCGACCGCGACGTCGACGAGGACCAGTTCGATATGGACATCGAGAACCTGGTCGACCAGATGCAAAACGCGTCAGAAACTCCCTCGAACCCGCAGCAGTGGTCTCCGTGACTGACGCTCATTCAACCGTCATTCAACCGGCCGCTCGAAGATGAAGAAGACGGTACTTCCCGATTGATCGACTTTTTCCTTCAGCTGCCACCCTTGCTCAGCCAGTTGGTTTATTTTCTCATCTCCGACCTCGCTGAAGTCTAGGACATTGAGGTTGATTGACTTATACTCGAACCGTTGATCCTGCGACATTGGTCGTAGTTGACTGCAGTCATTCATAAAAATACTCACCAAAAATGGTTGGAACAGGCGGGCATCGAGCGATCGCGACAGTCCTGACTGCCCGAGATCGTGCGTCCGGAAAGCTAGACGACGTCGAGGAAGCCGGCGACCGGGCATCCAAGTCGATGGAACGCACCGAGGAGCGACTGGACGGGATGACCCAGGCGCTCGGGGTTGCCGGTGGCGCGACTGCTGCCCTCGGGGGATCGATCGGGCTGTTGGTCAGCAAATTCGGGAAGCTTGATCAAGAGTATCAGACGATCCAGACGACGTCCGGAGCAACCGCTGAGCAAATGGAGAAGATCCGGGAGGCAGCAAGAGGTGTCTCGACGACACTCCCGATCTCTCTGATGCAGTCGACGCAGGCGATGAAGGCGCTGTCGTTCGCCGGACTCTCGGCCTCGGAATCGATGGCTGCCCTCAGCGAGACGAGTCAGTTGGCGATCGCCGGCAACTTACAGGCCTCCCAGGCTGCCGAGATCGTGGCACAATCGCTGAATGCCTTCCAGCTAGAGGCTGATCAGGCGAATGCGGTTGTTGGCGCGCTCGGAGCGACCTTCAGCAACTCGACGACTCGGATCCAAGGGCTCGCCAGCGCACTCTCGAATGTTCAGGCAACTGCGGCTGCTGCAGGCATCTCCGTCTCCGGGACTGTCGCTAGCCTGGGGCTGCTCGCTGACAACGGCCTCCAGGCATCAAAGGCCGGGACGTCCCTGAATGCAGTGCTATCTCGGCTGACTGGGAGCAGCAGTGAGACCCAGAAGGCGATGGAAGAGCTCGGCTTGTCGACGTCGGACTTCACCAACGAAGCGGGGGAGCTCCAGGGAGTCACATCGATAATGTCGACGCTGTCGACACAGATGGAAGACGTCGACTCCCAGGCCGAGCGGATCCGGCTCGCCCAACAGCTTGCTGGTCGCGAGGGCGCACGTGCGCTCCTGCCGATGATTCAGCAGACTGATAAGCTGGAGCAAAAGCTCCAGCAGAACCTGCGGGCGCAGATCCAGGGCGCAATTGGCGACATCTCCGAGATGAATGAGCAGGAGATCTCGATGGCGTCCGAAGCGCTCGGAATGGAGAATCTCTCTGGGCAGACGACGACTCAAGAGCTCATCACCAACCTGCAGAGGCTGGATGAGCAGGGCGAATCGACTGAACAGATCGTCTCCCGACTGCAGGTTGGCCTCGGGCTGACCGATGAAGCAGCACAGTCCCTGGCGGCTGACATCACTGAGACGAACAAGTCGGCCGAAAAACTCGCCGAGGGGATCGGCGGAGTCGTCACTGCAGAAGAGCTCGCACAGAAACAGACGGAGACGCTCAGTGGCCAGATCCAGCAGCTGCGTTCTGACCTGCAGGTCCTCGGTGACCAGATGTACCAGGGCACCAGGCCGGCAGTCTCAGCACTCGTTGGCGGGCTTCGATCCATATCGACACCTCTCGCTCAGAATGAGACAGCAGCCCGTGCGTTAGGCGTTGGACTTGTAGCGCTCACTGGGGCGGCAGGACTTGCGACTGCTGGCCTCGCTGCCCATACTGCACAACTCAAAATCGCGACACTAACCCAGAGTGGTTTCGCCTCTCAGACGGTTGCTGGGACTGCCGCGCTGAAGGCGCACGCTGTCGCGACGGGCGCTGCCTCTCGAGCGCAGTGGTTGATGACAGCGTCGACGGGACAGCTGATCGCCGCCACCCAGGCGAAGACGACCGCGATGTGGACGTCGATCACGGGGCTGTACTCGTCGGCGACGGCTGCGATCGTGGATGCAACCGCGAAGGGGGTGATGACCACCGCAACGCTGCTGGCCGCGGGTGCGATGTCGACGCTGTGGGCGACGCTCGGCCCCGTCGGGCTGGCCATCATCGGGCTGACTGCAGGGGCGATCGCCTTGGCGGGTGTCCTGAAGACGGACTTTATGGGCGCCGGCGAGGAGGCTGGCGCCGTGATCGGCTGGTTCGGCCAGAAGGCAGGCCAGGCGTGGGCGATCACCAAGCAGTTCCTCGGGATACTCTACGAGCTCGGCCGCATCTCCGTGACGCTCGGAGGGATGGCGTTGCTTGCTCCCTTCGCGGCGCTCCTAAAACTCCCCGGGACGCTCCGGGGCATTGCACCCAAGGCGAAGCAGGCGGCGATGGAGCTCCCGGGAGAGGTTGTCGCCGGGCTGAATTCGTTAGGTCGCTGGAAGTACCTGGTCCCGCTGGTGGGTCCGTTGATGGGAGCCCACGAGCTGATCACTGGAGTCGGCCCGGACGTGAAGGGGGCAGCGAGGCAGCTCCCGGGAGAGGTCATCGCCGGGCTGAACTCGTTGGGTCGCTGGAAATACCTGGTCCCGCTCGTCGGACCGTTGATGGGTGCCCACGAGTTGATCACTGGAGTCGGCCCGAACGTGAGGGCGGCTGCGGCCGGCCTTCCGGAACAGATCATCGCAGGTCTGGGGAGTATGGGTCCGTGGAAGTACGCCATTCCGCTCATCGGTCCGCTGCTCGCGGCCCGGAGTATGATCACTGACCCACAGAAGTGGCTCTCGGCTGGAGAGCAGATCCCGATGATGGTCGCCCGTGGAATCCGGTCGACGGCCACGGCGCCGATCGATGCGGTGGCGGGCGTGGCCGGCGGGATTCGTGACCGGTTGCCGTTCTCGCCGGCGGCGGCAGGCCCGCTGCAGTCGCTCGACGAGACGGGACCAGCGCTGGTCCAGACGATCGCGAGCGGCATCGAGGGCGAGCAGGGGACGCTGGTCTCCACGGTGTCGTCAGTACTGGCCGCGACGCCGGCGGGTCAAGGTGCCCAGGCGGTCGGCGGCCTGTTGTCGTCAACGCCGCTCGGGATGGCCGTCGGCGCCGCGGCCGACACGGTCGGGGGGCAGTCCGGCGGCGCTACCGGACAGTCGTTCGACGTGACGGTCACGAACAACATCACGATCGAGGGCGGCGCCGGTGGGTCGACTGAGGCGTCGGTCGAGCAGGCTGCGGAGGCCGGGACGTCGACGGGCCTCGAGAACTTCTTCGATCGCTTAGCGAGGGAGAACAGATGACGCGCGTCACCATCGACGACGTCGTCCTCCACGCGACGAGTGTCTCGAATAGTGGTGGCTGGAACACGACGTCGAAGCAGACTGAAGAGGGATTCGAGTTCACGAGCTACATTCGGTCGGAGCCGATCGAGGCATCCATTGAGGGATGGATCCCGGTCGAAGACTACAGCACGCTGCAGAACCTTCGGGACTCCGCCGAGCCCTTCCCGGCATCGATCGGCGAGTTGTCCATTCGGAGGGCCTCGCTGGAGTCGCTCGACATCTCCGAAGAGCAGGGGACCTCCTCACACTACAAGGTCTCGGTGACGATCAAGGAGCTCCGACAGGCGTCGATCGAGACAGCCGAGATCTCGATCGAGACGGAGTCGTCGGGGTCGATGGGGACGGCCGCCGAGGACGTCGAGAAGTCGGCGGCACAACCCGAGGGTTCGAACGGCGGCGAGACCGAGGAGGAAACGGGCGGTGTGGCGGGGACGCTCGCCGGCATTCGTGAGTCGCTGTCGGGGGTGCTCTAATGGAGCGCATCCCGATTCCGGAAGATCGTGCCCAGGAGAAGCGCCCGATCCACCTCGAGTTCATCCCTCGGTCGTTCCCGGGCCAGCGGTTCGCGGTGCGTTTCGACTGGAACGACTACGCTGAACAGTGGACGATCGAGCTCGAGCACGTGCGCCGAGAGTACATGATCACGAAGTCAGTCGCGACGCCGTTCCGGCCGTACTCGTACCTGCCGTATCTCGTCTTCGTGCTGGCAGATACGGCGGGTGAGGTCGAGTCGGTGACCCCGCAGAACCTCGGTGACGAGGTGAAGCTGTGGGTGCTTCCGGGACCGTCCGGGCAGCCGCCGGAGGAGCAGTAGATGGTTTGGAGTCAGTACCGGAGCGTCGACGCCGGCGAGGTCACGCTTGACGGCTTGGATCTCGAGATCGTCGTGACGAAGCCGAAGGACGACCCGCTCGAGTTCGAGGTGACCACGTGGAACTTGACGTCGGAAACGTGGGGTCGCATCGAAGACGGCGACCTCTGTCGTATCGAGCTCGGCTGGGATGATGGTCCCTCGGAGACGGTGATGATCGGACAGATCGACACCCGGGACCGGACGTCAAACCAGGGGGACATCTCGTATACGATCAAGGGCATCGACGAGACGGAGGCCGTGACGAAGACGCGGCCGGACGATTCCTGGTCGCAGAAGTCGTGGCTGAACAAGCGCCCCGACCAGATCGTTCAGGCGATCGCCGGCGAGCTCGGGCTGTCGGCACAGACGGCCTCGGCCGGCCCACCGATCCAGGGCTCGTGGGCAGTTACGCCAGACAAGACGGTCGCGGGCTGGCTCGATGACCTGCTGCAGCTGGCTGCCGAGGGGACGGGCGTCGAGTGGGAGTGGTTCGCGTCACGGGGTCAGATCTTCTTTATGCCTCGCAGCGAGGGCACGGTCGAGGCGCCGGAGTTGAGCTACGACGGGATGCTGCTGTCCGTTGGGCCGAAGTCGGACACGAACGACGACGCCGAGGGACAGCTCTCGTTCGAGGCGATGCTCGAGCCGAGAATCACCAAGGGCGCGACCGTGTACGTGAACACCGACGACTACCAGGGCCCGTACCGCGTCAGTGATTACGAGTTCCAGTCGTCGACGGACTCCGGGGATCACCTCGTCAGTGGCACGCTGATCCCGATCGAGGGCGACTACTCCGTGGAATAACTCGGACGAATTCGCGAAGACATCACTCAGAGGATACGATGAGCGCTTGGGAACGATCGACGGTCGAGTGTATCGACTGCGACGGGACGGCCGTCGCGAAGACTGATCAGTGGGGCAAGGTGATCGCCTACGAGTGCCCCCAGTGTGAGTGCTCCATCGATCCGGAGGACCTCGGATGACCGGATTCATAGAGATCCTCCGGGAGTTCGTCCAGGGCGAGATCCGCGGCATCTACACGGTGACGTTCGTCCGTGTCGAGGAGATCAACGAGTCGACTCGCCGAGCGGTCGTCTCGCTGAAGAGCGACTCGGACATCCTCGTCGACAACGTCCCCGTCGCGTCACCGTTCGCCCGGTCCGGCGCCGGGATGATCGTTCCGGTCGAGCGGGGCGATGAGGGACTAGTGCTTCACGCCCAGGAGCCGCTCGACAAGCAGATCCAGGAGCGCGGGGAGCAACCTCCGGACTCGGAGCGCCGGTTCCAGCTTGAGGACGCCGTCCTGCTGCCGATGGTGTGGCTCGACGAGGACGACGTCCCCGACCACGAGGCGGGCGAGTTCCAACTCGCGCTGCCAGGTGACGGGAGTGTGTTTCGTATGCTCCCCGATGGCCGGGTCCGCATCGAGCACGCATCGGGGAACGCCATCGCGATGGCTGCTGACGGGTCCGTGACGATCGGCGCCGAGGACGGCGCGTCGGCGGTGCTCAACGAGACCGCGGCGATCGAGTACGAGGACACTCAGCCGGACGGGTCGACGTCGACGAAGACGGCGACGATCACCGACCCGGGGTCGGAGGACCTCAACGCATCCTGACTGGAGTTGACGAGACGATGAACTACAAACGCACACTCGCCCTCGAGGCGGACGGCTCGTTCCGGACGGAGAACGGCGAGCTCGTCTGGATCGATGGCGTGGCGGCAGTCGAACAGGAGCTGAAGACGACGATCGCGACCGTCCGCGGCGAGGACCCGTTCGACGAGGATCACGGTCTGGACGTCTTCTCCGCGAGCGGCGCACCGGCGCCGGTGATCGAGCGGGAGATCCGGGACACGTTGCTCCAGGACGACCGCGTTGACCGAGTCGATGACGTCGACGTCGATGACATCGACGAGAACCGGCGCACGTCAGTCGAGGTGACCGTCACGCTCGTCGACGGTGACGGGCTCACCGTCTCCACTGCAGTCTGATACCACACTTATGAGCGACACAGAGTACGGCGTGCAGGAGGACGGCTCGTTCACCCGGAAGCACATCGACGAGATCCGGAGTGATCAGAAACAAAACTTCAAGAACGCTGTTGGTGAGGACATCGAGGTACGGCAGTCCTCACCACAGATTCAGCTCCTCGATGCGAACGCGATCGAGCTCGCCCGGCTGTGGCAGGTCGTCGAGGATATGTACTACGCATCGTTCTTCGAGGACGCCACCGGCGAGCAGCTGGACAAGCAGCTCGCGCTGGCAGGGTACTCACGGATTCCGGCTCGGTCGGCGACCGGCGAAGTCGAGTTCTCGAGAGGAGACCCGGCGCCGGACGATATCACGATCTCGTCGGGGACCGTGGTCACCACGCAACGGACCGAGACGAAGCCCGCCATCCCGTTCGAGACGACCGAGGGTGTCGTTCTCAGTGAAGGGACGACGTCGGTGACGGCGCCGATTGAGGCACTGAAACCGTGGCAGACGGAGCTCGATGAGGAGTGGCTTGGCGAGGAGACGAACGTCGGAGCGAACTCGATCACGGTGATCGATGACCCGGTCGCCGGCGTCGACGCGGTGGCGAATCCTGCCCCGACTGGGGACGAAGACCTCGGCTTCGTGAGCGGTCGTGATCGCGAGACGGACCCGGAGTTCAAGCTCCGGTACCAGAACACGTTGGCGGGTGGTGGAAAGGCGACGCTAGGGGCCGTTAAGGCGGATGTGTTCAATGCTGACCCGGACATCCGGTCAGTTGGGGCCACCGAGATTCGTGATAGCAACCAGGGGTACGGCGTCGAGGTGACCGTGCTCGCACCGGGCGTGCCCGACGACACAGTCGCGCAGGCGATCGTAGAATCCCGGGCGGGTGGCCTCGAGTCCTTCGGCGCCGAGTCGGGAACGGGCGTCCTGGACGACGGCACGGAAACGACGGAGTTCTTCGAGCGTGCGACCGAGGTCACCATCACCGTCGACGCGACGATCACAACGTCCGGGACGTTCCCCACGGGCGGTATCGAAGAGATCGAGGACCGGATCGTTCGGTACATCGGCGGCGTCGCGAACGACGGCCTGCGGTACCCTGGCCTCGAGATCGCGGAGGACGTCATCTACGACCAGGTCTTCCGTCGACTGATGGAAGAGCAGGGCGTCATCGAGGCGGACCTGCAAATTGCCATCTCGGGGAACGCGCTCGGCACGTCGAACGTGACGATCAACGCGGGCGAGGCAGCGATGACCGACCTCGCAGAAATCAGCATCACGGAGGCGTGACCGATGTCGACTCCACGAGAGCGTCTCGAGGACAGCCTCAAGACGCCGTACCCACCGGACGGAGAGATTTGGAACGCGATGCTGACCGCGTTCGCTGCCGAGTATGAGGAGCTCGAAGCCGCACTTCAGGGCGTGCTGGCCGCGAAGAGCGTGACGACCGCGACCGGCGGGCAACTCGATCGCCTGGCGAGCATCTTCGAGCTCGAGCGGCGCACCGGCGAACCTGACGCGAAGTTCCGACTGCGAATTCAGGTTGCACTTCGACGGTTCATCAGCTCGGGGACGATCGACGAAATTCGCGAGACAGTGTCCGCACTTCTGGAGACGTCGCAGTCGGAGGTCCTCGTCGACGAACCGTTCGACGTCGAGCCAGCGCGGATCGACCTCAGCGTTTGGGAGTCCCAGCTCAACGATGCCGGATTCACGCCGGAGGAGTTCAGCGAGATCGTCGGAGAGCTGACTGCTGGAGGCGTTGGGGTAGAAACGTTCGCTCGAGGGACGTTCCAGTTCACGAGTGAGAACACGACGGTTGACAGCGACCGCGGGTTCGCGGAGCTGAACGCTGAGAACACGGGTCCGGTCGAGGGGACCGGCGGGACCTGGCCGGAAATTCTCCAATAACATACTATGGTTGACAAAGAAAGTCGCATCTGGGGAGACTCAGGTACAGAACCAACAGCTGGTGATGAGGTCATCCCGGGCGGGGAAGAGTACCCTTCCGATTGGATGAACTGGGCGATGTGGGCAATGTCCGTCGACATCGATGCGCTCGTCGACGTCGTTGGATCGCTCGAAGCAGTCAACGGGGTGACCGAAGTCCGCTACGAGACGCTCAGCAACCGCCCAGATGCGGGCACGGCGGGGCGGTTCAGTATCCTGTCGGATGAACAGCGTGTAACTATCGACGATGGGAATCAATGGCGGACTGTGGGGGCGCACTCCCACGACGATCTCACGGACGTCTCTGAGGAAGACCACCGGTCGAACGAGCAGGTGCGTGACCTGGCTGGTGGTATGGCCGGGACAGCGCTCCAGCACGACGATGCAAACGACTCGATCAACGTCGTCCGGGAGGACGTTGAGGACTGGATCGGGTCGCTCGTCAGCGGGCAGGGGAATATCTCAGTCACGTATGACGACGGGAACGATGCCCTGCTCGTTGATACGTCGGGGTTAAACCAGGAAGAGGTCAAGGATGCGGTCGCTGGACTCCTGTCGGCAGGGGACAACCTCAGCTGGAACTACGACGATTCGAACGATGTGCTGACTGTCTCGCTATCTGGCCCGATAACGGGTGTACAACTCGGAACTTCGACAGATCGGCTGGATGCATACCTGGGATCGGCGGACGTAGAGTCGCTCAGTGTAGGGCAACTAACGCGCGACGGAAAATCTATTGATCGATCAGAGAAACTTATCGAAACCTGGGATCCCTCAAACAATACACCCTCTTATGAGTTCACGAATATCCCTACGTTTGATGCGTACATACTCGATATGGAACTTCAGAATGATTCGGGTTCCGCCGACATATTGATGCGGTTTAACGGGGATGGCGGCTCGACTGGGAACTACACCTATTGGGACGAAACCGGTACTAAACAACCCGACGAAAATGAAATTCTTATTATGAGTTTAACTACTGGATTTGCGAGAGTCGGTGGCGAGATATTAGTGGATACTCCTCTGGAAGGTGGTATATGCATTCACAATGCTACAACTCCGGGGCGAGCAGACAGGGTATACGGATTTTCTCAGAAGGGCGGGTATCACTCTTCCGAGGCGCTCAATGCAATTGAGATCTTTGTAGATTCTGGAAATATACAGTCTGAGACGGTCGTTCGACTCTATGGAATCGCCCGTTGACTTGGTATAGATAAGCCGTTAGAACTATCACATAAGCCACTACAACCAAATATATGGAGAGAGCTGGAAGAACTATTCATTCTTCCATAAATACAGCAAGACAGTTTGCCGCTAATTACCCTCCTTTCAGGATTTTAGCCGGCGCACCGTCCGAGGATATAGGAGGTGTAGAATCTTATCTGTCAGCAAAAATTGCGGAGCACCTTCCTGAGGACGCAGAAAGGATACTTGATGTAGGAGGAGGTCAAACTATTGAAACATATACTTCAAATATTGCTGAAGAATTCGATGAAGTCAGCGTCTTTTGTTCGGATATTCAAGATGTAGCAAATCAAGACGACATAAATTATCTACAATCAGATGCTTGTAATCTTCCATATGAGGATGGTACATTTGATCTTGTTTATTCGAAGAGCTTTTTTTCACACGTTTGGGATCAGTCTAAGGCCCTTGATGAGCAGATAAGGGTTCTTAAACCGGGTGGGGTACTCATCATCATTGATGAGAGTTTGACGAACCCGGATAGATTATTTGACTGGTTGGTTCTTTGGCCAATACGGACCTCATTTGAAAGGGGAGGGCCATCATGGCTACTGAATAAAAATGAAGTGAAAGTAAACGAAAGCGGGAGGAAATATAAGGACGAGGATCATCATACTGCCTTTTATTGGGCCAACACTCTGGGGGAGAGAAGCGACTTCGAATTGAACTGTATAACATCTCCCTATATCGAATCGTGGCCGCCAATCCATTCGATCGCTAAATCGAACGAGTTCCTTAGGAAGTTGATGGTCAGTTATTCCATTCGTACCGTTGCGGTAGGATCTAAGCTATAAAACTAAACTCCAGGACGCTCACTACGCATACTGTACTGAACACGACTTTCACGAGTTACTTTGAGTGAGTAGGGATCAGCCATTCTATCAGACCGCGTCCTGAGTGCAACTCGTTCATTCTGACAAGACTCCAGTGCTGATCGCGTCGTCGACGTCGACGAGAGAGTAACCAACACCAGCAGCGGCCGGGCTCGCGCTGTTGGTTCCGACACCGAGCCCACCTAAAATGACTGATTCAGACACCAGCGAACAGATCGATGAACAGCCCGATGACACGACTGACTCCACATCGACCCGGTGGGCGTTCACGAACGACCTCCTCGCAGGGTGGCTGTTCCTGTCCTACGCGCTCACCATCGCCGGCGGCGCGATCGGCTGGGCCGAGCTCGAGGCGATACCGCAGTCCTTCGGCTGGGGATTCACGATCCTCGTCGCCGCTGCAGGAACGTGGGCATTCGGCGTCGACGTCGTCGAACGACTCACCGGTTCGGGAGGGGATGAGTAGATGCCGTTTTCGCCTGAAGAGGAGCCCGATGGAGCGGTCGATGCGCCGCATCATCTCTACCTCGGGGTGATCATCCAGGGCATCGGAGGCGCATTCACGTGGTTCTTCTTCCAGTACGTTTGGCCATACTATCCTCGAGTCGGAGCTGCAGGCACGCTTGCGGCGGTCGGACTCTCGGGACTCGGCGTCCTGGTTGCGCTCGACGACGTCGTCGAACACTCGATGCCCGTGCCGACGCCACTCGACGAGCTGTGGGTGCGGGTGATCTATCCAATCGTCAGGCGAATTGAGCGCTAACGCAGTACGCCACCAACTATTTAGATCCTCTTTCAATATATTCGTTGAGTGAATCTTCCGTTACTTGGCTCGAGTTGTCCGAGCCATCATTCATAAAAGGTAGAAAGTCATCTAATATGTCGCCGAATTTCCCCTTCAGCGCTGGAATGACGACATCGTCGACTTTCTGGAGAACCTGATCGGTGCCCATCTGAGCAGTTATCTCTGAATCTTCTTCGAGTTCTGTATGGATCTCTGCTGCAAGTTCACACTCCCATTTGACGAGCCTCTTGATCTGCTCTCGGTTCTCATCTAGGGCATTATTGAACTCTTCGAGATCTTGGATTTGGTCATCCGACATACCATACCAAACAATATATTCGACGATTAAATCACTATCTGCAGATTAGACCAACTCACGATTCTGAGTGTATGCTGTGAGTTAGATTCGTTCTACAGCACTTGGACGTATACAAAGAGGCCCAACAGAACCCATCCCAGAAGAGTTAGATACGAGATATCCCCGTTCTTCTTTTTCCCGAGTGCTCTCGCAACAACACTGGTTCGAGCTTTACCCCACACGATATTCCATCCCCGATCATTGTCGGATGACATATCTCTATTATGACGTAGTAGATTCAAAAAGGTCCGTGAAATATGTATTCTCTATTACCATATCTAATACTCCTATGCAGTTCCTATACTATTGCTGTACAGGCTATCTTTTTGATTCCAAGTGCTGTATCCCGATTTATGCGTGTTAGCATTTTGCCACTATTCATTGAGGCTGCGAAGAATATGATTACAGGGGCAGCAGCAGGCCTCTACGTTACACATACTGGTCAAAGCCATATCTTGAGCGGCATTCAGGCACTTCTTCTATTATCTATCGTAGTTGTGGTTTACTTGGCACTAGAATACGCTCGCCTCTATTACCAAGAGTCCCAGCAGGACCCACCTCAACAGGCTTCTTAGACTCCTACAACTCCGTTGATGTCATCAATGTTTGACAAAACTAGCCACTGAATACACAGAGCCCACCTCGCCAGATAGGAGTTCATTCAAGATCGCCGGATCGGTCAATCCAGTCTAAAGCGTCTACACTAGCGTACTTGGTCTGGTTTTCTAACTCAGCTGTCTTCAAGTATGTCTTTGTGGTACTCCACAAACTCCTCGGCCCTATTTTCAAAGTCATCCTCATCCAGATACTGCGGAAGGTCAACAAACGGTTTTCTGCTTTTCAGCGAGTTTACAGTAGCCTGGATCCTCCGTAAATCATCCTCACTTATTGATTTCCCCTTTAACGGGTTCTCCTCACAGATATCAGAATGGTGTCCAGTCATAATACCCGTGAAGCAATAGAATTCAGCTAAACTAAACTCGGGTTCGATCGAGTATGACCGGCCGCGGACTTGCTGAATAATATCATGTTCCTGCCGATCCCATTTTCCCCACCGAGTACGCATCCCTCCCTTGGCCTTAATCCGGAAGTAAATCTCAAATAGATCCGCCAAATCACCATACGCTTTGACGATGCATTGACTGTAGATTTTCTTGAACGTGTCCTGATACCGCTCCTCGTCTTTAGCTATATCATAGGTCATCGCAGCAGCATTGAACAGCATATCCTGTTTTTCATAGCGCACCGGTTCACCGACGGCATCGTTTTTACCCGCTTGTGGAATATCAACCTCCGTCCAGATCTTAATAAATGCACGACCATCCTGATTCTCAAACGCGTATTTGAACATCCGGTGAGCCTGCCGCAACGCCACCTCACTGTAGCTCTCGATCTCGATCCGAAATCCGCCGTCCAACTCATCGAAATTCTCAAAATCTGCCTGCATCCCGGCTCTAGCAGAGGAGCCCAGATCTTCGATGATCGCATCGTTGATCTCGGTCACAAAATTATCTGGAAGGTGGCTCTGTCTCATCGCAAAATAAAAACGGGCATAGAGTTCCATATACCGTTGATATGCTCCGTGAAGGTCTATTTCAGCTGCCCTCCCGGTGATACTATAGACTAATGCAACGATGTGGTGTGTGAATTCGCGGTTCACGTCCTCCAGTGCTTCCTCAAACACCCGGAATAGCACCTGATCGAGATTGTAAAAGGGTAAGTCCGCGTTTAGGTATCTGTTCTCCTCGATCAAGAACCGCATTTCATCCAGATCGTGAAGCGTGTGATAAACTATTTCCTGATACTGCTCTAAAAACTGTAGGAAGGATCGTGTCTGGGAATTTCTGACGATGCGCTTCCCCTCACTGTCCATAAAATCAGTGTACTTGTGGATCTGCCGGACCGTATCGTCTCGTCCCTCTCCAGGATGAGTTAAGATACTGGCCGCTAAGGTCGGGTAGACGTCTTCCATCGTGGGATCGAATACATCAGAGCTTATCTGCAGTATTGATGAGAACTCCTGCAGGTTGTCCCCAATCTTCACCTGAACCTCAATACCCTCTGCTACAGATTTGAAATCACTGTCCTCTTCACCGCCGTTTGGGTTGCGGTTCTGTTCACCAATTCGGATGAGTTCCGAGAGAGCGTAGACGAAGGTCGGAACGTATATATCTGTGACAGAACCGCTCAGGTCTAAGTCATCCGCAGTCACCGAGTCCTTTCGTTTGCCGTAGAACGGGTACAACGGTTTCTGGGTTTCAACGCCGTCGGGAAGGCTATCCTGTAACTCCTGGTCGTATTCGTATACCGCGACATCCTCCTTGATTTTCTTCGAGATGTGTTTCTTCAGTTCGGTGTATACATCCTCGTCGGCTGGTCCCGCCAATGCGAGCTTCACAACCTTCCCGTAGACAAACATAATTCCTAGTATGGTGACGACGAAGATCGTGGCAGGGACGTTAGGACTGACCCAGTCTCTGATCGGGTCAGGGTATAGCACAAGGATGCCGATGGCTATGCTTCCTAACAGGGAGTAGAACAGGACAGGGAGAACACGTGACCGTTGTAGGAACTGTTGTAGAACGTCTTCGACGTAGCGGCTTCGAGATACGATTTCGAGGAGAAAGACGAGGACGACGAAGCTGAGGCCGATGATTGTGGCGTGGACTTGCCAGACAGTTTCGATGTCAATCCAGAGAGGTTCGGTCAGGGGTGAGGAATCGACTGCAAATGCGATGACAAGGGTGGCTGCTAAGAGCAGGTGGGCCTGGATCAGTGCGTGTTGCCGATCACTGAGTAACGTGCGCAGCTTGTCTACTCGGCTCTGATCGTTGTTCGATTTTCTTCTCCAGGTTTGGAGGCGAAGTGACCCAAGATATGGGAAAAATCTGAGCCGCTGGTAGATGGGTTTGAGCAGGCCCATCAATTTGAGAACGGTCCGTCGCCGTTTCTGCATCAGAAGTGGTTTTCTGACGAGTACCCAGTAAGGTTTCGGTCAGTACAGCTCCCTACGGTTCTGGGTGATCGTACTTATCGTACGCGTACTTCCTCTTCCGGATCACCCAGTACTTCGAGTCCGTTTCGAGGATGAGGTCCCGCTCGAGCGCTGTCTCGAGTAGTTCCTGTGTCCGATCCGGAGCGATCTCCTCTTCATTTACGACGTCCGCAAGGTCGTCAGCTGTTCGCCCAGGATGTTCGGCGACCAGCTCCACGATCGCGTCGACGTCGTCACTCGGCATCGTCAACGTCCTCGGCTACCCAGTACTTCCCATCCCGTTCGATGACCTCACCCTCGGCGACGAGTTCCGCGAGGACGTCCTCGACCTGTGCGCCGTCGTAGTTCGCGTGCGTCGCGATCACGCCGATCGACGTCACCGGCGACCCGCGGTTGTGCTTGACGACGCTCCGAACGAACTCCTTCGGCGGACGCCCACGAGAACGGCGTGACTTCTCAGACATACGCGGTTGTTCGTGATTCCCGTGGATAGGTCTTCGTGACGTCGACATCGATGTCGCGAGGAGAGACGCAGCCGGCCGAACTCGGTGGGTGGTGTGGGTGGTGAGTGTGATGATGTGGGAATCACCGGCCGGCCGCGACTTGTGATCGTCTGCAGGGTGAAATAATGGCTTCGGATCGGGCGATGGATCTACTCTCCACTGATACGGTTGCGTAATTCTATCTGACTGTGAACCTATTCGAAAGACTCTACTAGATAATCAAGTGCGCTATGCGCATCAAGCTTGTAGTAGGTATCGTCGTCGATCGGTGCTGACGTTCTTCGTATTGCAGTCTGTATTGCTTCTGGGGGCGTCTGCCCACCTAGTTCGTCCGACTCCGAGAGAATAGTTGCTACAATACCGGTGATTATCGGGGCAGAATAACTCGTCCCTGCATTAAGAGTCACACCATCCTCGAGCCCAGCTACGTAGAGAGCGGGTGCAATCACATCCGGGGTTGCGTTATGGAATAGAACATTCCCATCCCAGAGCTCCTCTCTCCGGTACTCGCTACAGCTGACACCATCACAACAGTCAAGTTGACCACAAAACGGCCCATATACTGTGCCATCCTCTTCTGGACACCACCACTGCCCAGAGTCCTCGCTGTCGACGAGATCGTGTGAGCAATGCGGAATATAACCTCCAACACTAATCACGGATTCAACCACACCTGGGCAGTGAACGCCTTCACGATCCGCTTGAGGCTGTTTGTTTCCTGTAACAGACACAATCGTTGTTTCATATTCCGCGATAACGCGTTTTGTTTCCCTCGCGAGCGAGCAGAACCCCTGGCACTCGTGTCGTATCCCGAGAGATAAATTGAGCATATCGACATCACCAGCCCCAGCGTCGGCAATCGCGTCTGCCACAGCGCTTCGGTTTCCATGTGCCTGGGTCTGATCGTCACCAGGTTCGTCGATTACCTGAAACGTACTAAATGTCGCTTCAGGCGCGAGTGTTGATAGTAGATGGAGGACATTGGATCCATGACCGCAGACGTCTGCCTCCTCTGCCGTCGTGTACGAGTCATAAACCGTATCTAGATCTATCTGTGTTCGGAGCGACGATGGTGGTGTGGAAACCGAGTCGACAACACCGATGTGGATACCCGAACCTCCGTTTCTCAAATCCGAGGCATTCAGCGATTTAACATACGAGGCGTAGACGAACGAGAGATACTCCCCTACATCACTGAACCGGGACGGGATTCCAAATTTCGGGTCTCCTCCACAACGACGTCGTCGGAGTCGAGTTCCACAGACACAACCGTATCCAGGTTACAGATCGAATCAACGATTCGTTCGGGCGCCTCAACGCGGAGTGAAACATCGCCGATCTCCGTAACGGTGTCCGCTCCGAGACCATCAATCTCGGCTGCAACCTCATCGCGCCCTCCGTCAATGCAACTCACGAGCAGTGCGACGCTCTCGTCGCTGGAACTGCCGCGCAAGTCGCGGACTGCGGGCTCGATGAATTCAGGCATAGTACACCCTATCACCCGAGGGTGCATTAAATGTAGGTGATCGTACCAAAAACCCGATCAAAATCGAACTCAGTTATTCGTCTCCGTCGAGCACCTCCTCGAGAATCCGCTGGGCATCCTCAGCAGCTGCGCGGCCGGGAACGTCCTCCGGGAGCTCCGACAGCGCCCGATCGATGAACACGCGAGCGTCCTTGAGGTCGTCCAGGTCGACGGTCGTGTCGCTGGTCCGCGCGGCCTCAAGCTCGCGACGCAGCTCGTCGACGCGCTCCTGGAGACGGTCGCGATCGTCCTGGTCGCGACCGGCGCCGTCCTGGTCGACATCGTCTCGAGGGTCGTCCGATAGCTCCCACAGACCACGGGCGAGATTTTCGACGTGACCGTGTTCATCAAGACGTCGAAGTCGCTGGTTGATGTACGTCTGTTCGATCCCAGTTACCTCGGAGAGATAGCTCGGTGACGCACGCCCCTCGTGGAGCGCATCGAGGATAGTCCGATCCGCCTCGTTGAGTTGGTCCGGTGTCAGCACTGGTTGGCCTTTGGCCGCCATACACTAACTATCCTTTCGAACTACAAGTAATTACTGATAGTGCTAATCTAAAGTACTAACTAATAGTTAGCTATAAGTGCCTAGGGAATAGACTATGAAGTAGGAAGCACCGGGACGCCGGTCAGAAATGGCCGGGGCGTGCTGGCACACGCCCGACCGGTGCTGTCCACTAACGACAGCATGTTCGAAAACGAACCCAACTCCCAAGATAGTACTGCTTCCGACCTTCCGACGTCAGCCTACCACCTCGGCCGCGACGCGGATGGTCGCGACCACTACCACGACCCGATGAGCACTCACGTGTGGGTCGCTCGTGACGGCGACATCGTTCACGAAACCGACCTCGAGCAGCGCTCTATCGTCCTGTGGGTCCAGTTCGTCGACGAGGAATGCGGTGGCTGGGCCGAGCGCGAGCGCGTCGAGGAAACCGGCGGTCTAGACGAGCTGCTCGAGGGCGTCTTCGAGCGCGAAGCTGAGTGCCGCGAACGGAGGATCGCCTAATGGGCGTCCCGATCGGTGATGCCGAGGGCAACCACACTGCACTCCTCGAGTGTGGCAATTGCAGCGAGCGATACGAGACTGACGAGACGATGGGCAACGAGTGTCCTCACTGTGGGATGGTCAGCTTCGAGATCGTGACCGGTGGCGACCCGGACGCGTGGCGGCCGGACGGGGAGGTGTCGGCCTGATGTCCGAAGACGACCACGCGCTGACGATCGTCGCGACCGGTCAGGCCCGGTTCGACACGGTCCAGGATGACGCCGACTCGATGACGATCGCGCGGTCGCGGACCGAGGAGGTGACCGCCGAGATCGAACTCGATGCGGACCGGCTCTACGACAGCGACGTCGCGACCACGCACCGGGCCGGCGCAACGATCTCGGCAAGCGACGTCGCGAACGTCGTCTGCGAGGAGCTCGAGGCGACGCCGGTCGATCCTCTCGAGTGGGACCTCACGGTTCGAGGATCACTCGACGACTGGCAGAAGGTCTGTCTCAAGGCGGCGAAGCAGCGCCGCAGCTTCGAGAGCAGCCGCACCGACACGGCGCTTGACGTCCTCCTATCGCTGCACGAGCGCCACGCTGAGACGGATCGCCCGATCTACGCAGCGCTCAACATCGACGAGACGTACGAGGCTGGCCGGCGTGACGAGCTGTTCGCGGAGGTGGCTCCCGATGGCGATGAGTGAGACACCCGATACCGGCGAGCTCTTCTCCGAGCGGGCAGCCGACGCGCTCACCTCATATATGACCGTTCTCGAGGATCTGCCGAAAGTTGCCGACGATCCCGAACAGTTCATCGTCGTGTCCAACAGCGGTCGCGAGTACCGCGTCGATCTCCGCGCCGAGTCGTGCACGTGTCCCGACTGCCTTCACCGCGGCCACACCTGCAAGCATATCTACCGGGTGCGGTTCGCGACCGGGCGCGTTCCGATTCCAGGCTGGGTGAACCGCGAGGCGATCGATCCACAGCTGGGACTCCACGTCTCAGCCGACCCGCGTATTCGAACCACCACCGGGATAGAGGTGTTTGAAGATGGCGAGTGACGAACTCGCGATCGAGTACACGACCTCATCGGGCCAACGTCGCCGAGTTGTGTTCGAATCACGATATCCTCAACGTGGATACCACCGCCGGGAGGAGGCTCGGCGTGGTTGCTCGTGGAAACCGGTCGGTGAGGAGATCGTCGTTGATCTCACAGTGGATGGCGATCTGGATATGCCGGTACCAACTCTCGAGTGACGATGCGTTCGTTTGCTGATCCCGATACTACGTTCCACCTCGTTCGTTCACAGACGCCCGTCAACGTCGACGGCTTCAAGCTCGGCGAGCCTACTGGCGAGGTTGAGTGCCTAGAGTGCGGTGCCGTCGAAGAGAACATCGATGAGATCTCCCACGAGCCTGACTGTCCGCAGCGATTCGTCCACTCGCGGTGGTACGCCGAGATGATGGACCAAGACTGACGCGAGCCACGATCAACGCTTCTCGATCTTCTCTTTCAGTTTCGACCCGGAAGTCAACCCCCCGTATAAGTACCAGCCACGCGACGTGACACGTCAGTATGATCACCGACCCCCGGGTGTTCACCGAGCGGCACCTCCCACAGCGTTTGATCGGCCGGAACGCGGACGCACGCCACCTCTCACGGATTCTGCGACCGGCGGTTCACGACCGGCGCGCGGGCGACGCGCTCATCTCCGGATCGTCAGGAGTGGGGAAGACAGCGCTCGCACGCTTCGTCCTTCGTCGCCTCAACTACCGTGCTGACGTCGTCGACGTTCACGTTCAGTGCCTCGGATCAACGCGAGGCGACATCCTTCGCGAGATCCTCCAGGAGCATCCCGACGTCGACCAACGGATTCATCGGGGAACGCCGAACGCCAACCTGCTCCCGCTGCTCGACCAAGCTGTGTCCCGACCGTGTATCATCGTCCTCGACGAGGGCGACGATCTGCCCGCGACCGGACTCGTTCGCGAGCTCGCCGGTGTGACCAATGTATCCGTCATCGCGATCTGCCACGACCCGGATCAGTGGCTGGCCGACGTCGACACCTCGGTCACCGACCTGTTCGACGGCGACCAACATCTCCCGCTCGATACGTATTCGATCGACGATCTCGCAGAGATCCTTGACCAGCGGGCACAGCTGGGGCTCGTGTACGACGCGGTTGACTGGGCTGTCCTCGAGGAGATCGCCGACTTCGCCGCGGGGAAGGCGCGTCCAGCTATTCAGACGCTGCGGTGTGCTGCCGAGATCGCCGGTGAAGCCGACCGCTCGCAGATCCGATCAGTGGACGTCCAGCCCGGGTACGAGCGAGCGATGACGTATATTCGGGAGCGGAACCTGCAGTCGCTGTCGATCCATCATCACGTGCTATACGAACTCGTTCGGAGTGGCGGTGAGGACGGCATCTTGAGCGACGATCTCCATGACCGGTACGATGCGGTCGCCGAGAAGGTGTACCAAGGACGGGAACAGACGCCTATCGGCCAGCGTCAGCGTCGGACGAAGCTGCGGAAGCTCCGCTACTACGAACTGATCGACTTCCCCGATCGACGGTCGCGACGTCAGTATGAGGCGGTAGATCCGAGCATTGAGTCACCACTCGAGGGTATCAGTATAGTGTGTCATACCTAGAGGGGACTGAGCCTTTGGTGTGCCGGTACTATACCTAACCTGATGGCCACTAATCGATCTACAAATTGATATAAATGATCCACTCATACGAATTATACTCAAAAATTCATCTTCGTTTAATGCACATATATGCTTAACCAGAAAACAAGTGTAATCTCCCAAAGTACTTTAAGCACGCCACTTATTTCTCACCTGTGTCGGACAATGACCGAGGAAGCCACCAAAGAGAAGTACGAGTCCGAGCTAGAGGAGTTACTCCCGGACAACGATGATCCATTAGGTACGGAGGAGTACAGCGAGATCGTCGATGAGTCCGAACAGGTCTCTTCCGAAGTGGATACCTATATTTACAAAGCAGAATCTGGACCTGCGAAGACTAAGCTCACCAACCACTCTGATTCATAATGCCGAGTTGGGGCGAGATACTTGAAGAGATTCAAGATCGAACACAACCGAAAGATCCGGGACCCCATGATTCACTCAGAAGAGAATACCTGAGCAATCTAAGTGAACATACTGGACGAGACGTTATCCTCTATTCCAGCGGCTGGAGTCATCTAAACCAGCCATCCGCCGACTTCTCGATGAGTGATGGAGACATCCAAGGGCTGATGGAGGTGATTTACGAGATGGACGGGGACGAGTTGGATATGATCCTCCATAGCCCAGGTGGAACGCCAACCGCAGCTGAAGCAATGGTTGATTATCTGCGTGAGATGTATGATGATATCCGGATCATCGTCCCTCACGCCGCGATGTCAGCTGCGACGATGATGTGTTGTGCTGCGGATAAGACTATTATGGGTAAGCACTCCTCGTTGGGCCCAATCGATCCGCAAATCACCTTACCTACAGCAACTGGTCGTCGATCTGTCCCTGCGCAGGCCGTGTTATATCAATTCGAACAAGCAAAGGAGGAAATTCAGGAGAATCAGGATAACCTCGCGCATTGGACACCGATCCTCCGCCAATACGGACCGAGTCTGCTGACCGAGTGTGAACAGGCTGTTAGCTTGTCTGAGGAGCTTGTTCAGGACTGGGCAGAATCGTATATGCTCGCCGATGATGAGAACGCTAGTGAAAAAGCAGCCGAACTCGCGAGTCGCCTCTCGGATTGGAGTCAGTTCAAAACCCACTCGCGTCCGTTAAGTAAGGACAAGGTAGACGATCTGGGTTTTGACGTTAAAGCTCTTGAGAGTGATCAAGACCTCCAAGAACTGGTTCTCTCTGTGTATCATGTGACGACGCATACACACGTCCATACTCAGACTGCTAAGATAATCGAGAATCACAAAGGACGAGCATATATGACTAACCTGAGGGAGGAATCCAGTACTAATGAGAATGAGTCCTCATCTATTTTCGGGCCCGGATTGCGCTCGCCTCCGCCAGGTCCACCCCAACCGACTGATGATGAGTGAATCTACTCTGAGAGTCCTATTATCCGGAAGTTTACCCCCCGTATATACTGACTCCCGACCCATAGTCGGGTATGCCGTCGACGACCATCCAGACGGTCCCGGTTGAAACGCTCGACCACGACACGAAGGCTCCCGCCAATACGATCGACATCGAGAGACGCGACCTCGCCTCCAAAACGATCCTCGAGATAGCCCACGGCAGCGAAGAGTGGACACTCGAGTTCAGCGAGAGCGGGAGTCTCTCCGACCAAGACCCCGCGCCGCCGGCAACGCCCCCGCGGTGGCTGCCCGAAGTTGTGGATCGAGTCGCACCCGAGCTCTCGCTACGGTGATCTCGATGTCACTCGGTGTCCTCAACCTTCGAGAGGTGGATCCCGCCGTCGTCGAGGTCAGCCTCGAGGAGAACGTTATCCCCCTCCTTCAACCCCGCACCCTCGAGGACTTGGGTTGGGATAGAAACGACGATGCTGTTTCCGGACTTCCGGACGGTGCGTTCCGCCCGAACAACACCATCGTCGGCATCAACCTCGACACGCTTGCCCAT